CAACCCCAGCCAGGTCACACCGTACAAGCGGGGTTTCGTGGAGGGGTAACTGCCTAAGCAGCCCCCACGAGCCTTTCAAAGGTACTAACCGAAGTGTTCTCAGATACTAGACACCCCGACCACCCAGGTCGGGCACACACCCCGAGGCAGACCCACGCACCCCAACAGGCGAGTCCGCACGGCCCGGACTGCCACTCAAATGCGGGCGTCGTAGAAACTTTCAAAAATTCCCGGCTCAGCTTCCCACCAGCGTGACGGAGGAGGTGTCGACAACACACCCTGCGCATGCCCCACGACAGTGCGCCAACAGGTCCGTTCCCACAAGACCTGCTCCTCCGGAGAGATGCCAAAAGCCCTCTCAAAGCTCAACCGTGCCTCACGGCACACGACGACTGCATCCCCAGCCTCCGCAAGCCAAGCGCCGACCATAAAGTAGTCGGAAAGTGCATCAACAGGCACCTTGCGCTTGTGCTCCGTTTGTGAGAGGACAGAGAGGGCTGCTTCCTGGAGAACAGGCACACCAAGGGCGAGAGACAACTCGCACCTGGCTACACCATTTATCCAGCGACGACCAAAAGATGGCTCTCGCAACCATCTATGGCTCGCATAGGCTCCAGACAGCACAGACCGGGGGTCCCTAACCATAGTCCAGCCCAGTTCCTTACCTAGGTACACTGGGGCAGACCTCCCGAACCTGATACCCTCAACGTAAGACACTGGCTCTTCGAGTGTCATCTCGAACCCACTAGCATCCAGAACCAGATCGTGGAAAGTGCTGATAACAGACTGGGCGTCGACACGCTCAAAGAAAACTAGTGCATTATCCCCATCAACCAAAATGTCAAAGTTGATGGAGTAGGTCTTCAACACACCAACACACACCGCGAGCATGATGAGCGTGTTGCCCATGCCCGTGTTGAAGTCCCCACTAGCTCTCCCACCCCGCCTGCTAAACTTTACACCACCGGCACTAACGCCGGCAAAAACCTGGTGACTGAGCACGTCTGCCAACTCGGCACAACCCGAGTAAGCAGCTTTATAGATAGAGTGCTCCTGGTGTAGGTGGTTCTCGGTGACATGGGCCTCGAAGGCCTTGCCATCAACCTCAAACACAACGCAGTCACGAAACGCCCTGAATTTTTTCAAAATCAGGTTCGCACGCCTCCTCGGACTGAGGCCTTTACCCACAACTCTGGAATTCGAACCGCCGAAGAGCCTCCTGGCAGTGAGATAACCCCACAACCAGTGTTCAAATGGCTTAAGCCAAGAAGCCAACAAAAGATTGAACCGCGGTGATCTTGGGAAAATCATCCTGGGCTTCGCATCCTTCGGTGGTGAGATCTTCTCGGCTTTCAGAAAAGCCTTGAGAAGCCAGTCAGCTCTAACGAGCTGACTGCTCTCCATAAGCGACTTCTCCGCTTCGACGTAACGGCGACGTAAAGCTCCCTTATACGACAACGCCGTCTCCAGAAGGCCCCAACGTGTGCCCCTGTACCTCCTGGCTATGTTCCTTAGTGACTTATACAAGCCCAGGACATCAGCTGAGAGCACAGGGTCGGGCCCACGTGGGAGAGGGGCCAGAGATCGCCAGGCCAACGCAGCGATCTCGTTGTGTGTGCAGTTTGCATGGACGGCCGGACACCAAGTCCCCGGCAGACCAGTCCTCCATGCAACCCACATTTGCCGTCGTACCTCGGTGTCACAGACACACTCGCCTTTAACCTCCAGGGAGGCGTCCTCCGCGAGAACGAGGTCAATGTCGCCAACACACTGACCATAAAGGGCGAGCGGTCGTACCTAGCCCCACCAAGGTACAAGGGGTTCTTCTTCCATTTCAGCGCGAGCTCTCAACTCGGCGTCGCTGATGATCCAG